TTGAGTATACCAATGACCAGATTCAGCTATTATTTTTTTAGCCGACAGTTTATTATATACTTCTTGAGAGGAAGTGTCAAGTGTTTCTTTATTTTTTTTCATCTTCAGTCTCCTTAAATGCTTTGATAACATCTGAAGAGAATAACTTTTGAAGATTAACTAAGAACATTTTACTTGCGTTGTGGTCTCCACCACATACTGTTTTAAAACTATCAAGCTCATCAACAATAGTTCTAAGAACATCTGTTTTAAATACAAGAGTACAAAACTCATTATCTCCTACGCATAAATTATGAAACCAATAATCTGATTCTGTTGCTCTGATACCTGATGGTTTGTTCCAACACTCATACTCTATACATATGTTACCGGTTTTCATCCACATACCTTTCTCTGATTTAACTTCTATCTTCTTACCAGTTAGCATATCTTTTATTTTATCTTCTCTTATCTCTCCGTACTCTAAATCAATGTCAAACTTCTTTCTATCTTCTTTATTAGGCTTCATCTTTTATTCCTTTTTTCTTATATAATTTTTTATAATAATTACCAACTTTTAATATTTGTTTAGGTGTTGCTGAATTTTTTATAGTGTTTGCAAGACACGAAACAACTATACAATTATCCAATGAATATCCTTGATTATTATCTATCCTATCTATAGTAGGAGAATTTTTCCAGTCTTCTTTACCATGTATTAATTTAATATTTAACACCGGACAAATTTCTGGAAAATGTAATTCTTCTTTTGTTAAATTAAAAATCATTTCTTTTTTCTTAGCTCTTATTTTTGCATCATAAATCATATGAGTCTTAGCATATTTAGCTATGTTATCTCTATAATATTTATTATAACATTTTCTACATTCAGCTCTTAATCTTCCCTGTTCTCTTTTAGAAAAAAATTCTTCAGTATATTCTTTTATTACACCACATTTAGTACAGGCTTTAGTGGGTTTCACTCCAATTTACTCCTGTCTTGTATTCGCCATCAAGAGGACAGCGAAGTTTAAAATGTTCACCTGCTTTAATAATACTATCAACAGCAAGTCTTCCTGCAAAATCTGCTTGGCTTTCTTTTACTTCTATCTGCCACTCATCGTGAATGTTAGCAACAAATTTATAATCTATGTTGTTTAATTTTAACATATCATCTAACAATACTAAACCTTTCTTCATAACAATAGCACCTGCTCCTTGTAGTAAAGTGTTCAATGCTGAATGTTGGTTACGAACATAAAGCTTTCTACCGTCTAATCCTTTGAGATATTTTTTTGCTGAAGCTCTTTGTACTCTGTCTCTAAGAGATTTAAATGTAGGTTTATTATCAAAGAAATATTGTCTAGCTCTTTTACCATCTGCTGTACTTCCTCCAACCACTTTACCAAGTTTTTCATCTCCGGCTCCGTACATAAGTGCATAGATGAATGTCTTTGCCTTATCTCTTGATTCAAGTTTTGCAAGTTCTTGATTAGCTGTGTGGACATCTCCGTTGAGTATTTCATTTGTATATTCCTCGTCATTCATATAGTGTGCTAACATTCTAATCTCAAGACCAGAAGCATCAACACCTAATAGTACATTGTTATCTTCAACAATCCAACAAGCTCTACACTCTTTACCGTAAGGGCTATGAGAGCTAGGAACCTGTGCCATGTTGGGGTTTCTATGTGTCATACGTCCAGTAATAGCACCGTTAGGTATGACAAATCCATGAACTCTTTCATCTTCTTCAGTAGCTTCTATCCAAGAATCAATCTGTGCTATACGCTTTTGAAGTAATAAGAACTGTGCTATAAGATTAGCTTCATGTATATGTGTTATTTCTGATAGAGTTTTCTCATCTACTATAGGTTGACCTGTAGGTGTAAACCTATCCGGCTTCCAACCAAAGTCAATAAGATATTCTCCAATCTGTTTACGACTACCTAAATTAAAATCAACTAACTGTTGTCTCATAAAAGGATTCATATCCTGTGTAGTAATACATCTATTATATTCATCATCAGTAAGACCACGTTTAGATAAGTCTCCGTCTTTCTTTATGTAAGGGGTTACTAACTTATCGTCTACCCATTTAGGTTTAAATGTATTATGAACTTCATCTTCTATTGCTTGTTTCTTTTCTCTAAGTTCAGCAAGTAAAAGTAAAGCATGTTGGGTATCAAATTTAAATCCGTTTACTTCTTGTTGTTTTATAATCTCACTTACTCTTTGCTCAAGTTCTATAGATTGTTTATCAAAACCTTTGCTTTCTTTTCTAAGTTCTTTTAGTACTGCTGTATTAAGTTCAACATCACGAACACAATAGTTCATCATGTCTTCAGAGTAATTAAGATAATCAGAGAAGTCTATCTTATGATAACCTAACTTATATCCCCACTTTTCTAAACTGTGTCCACCTTCTCTAGCTGGATTAAATAATCTAGATAGGACAAGAGTATCTATGACAGGAATAAAAGACAGGTTGACATCACTAAACTTATGTACCATTGGTATATCAAAGCCTATGATGTTATGACCTATCAAGGTATCTGCTGTTGATAAAAACTTATAACCTTCTTGTAATTTATCAGGTGGAAATTTATAAATCTCTTCTGTGTCTAAATCTTGAGCAACAATACAATGAATTAAAGTTGCATTAAGGTCATCTGTTTCTATATCAAATACTAACTGCATTAAAATAATTCATCTAGTGTTTCATCAAATTCTATATCTTTATCAGATACTTCAGATAGTCTGCCTGTTTCTGAATCATATACAACACTACATGCCATGCCAACATCACCTGTATATCTTGATTTAAGGACACGTAGTTTAGTTGTCCTTGCCTCTTCAAAATCATCTGATTGTTGATTTCTTTCTAATGCTATAACACAATCACTAAGTTGTCCGATACTGTTAGAACCTCTAAGATGAGATAGAGAAACCTCTATTCCGTTCTCATGTCCTTTGTTACCATCAACTCTACGTAAGTGTGAAACTAAAATGATACCTGCACCTGTCTCTTCTACCAAACTTCTAAGCCTAGTCATAATAGAATCAATAGCACGTCTTTCATCTCCTTCATGTACAGCACTGACTAACATATGTAAATGGTCTACTACCACCCACTTGCAGTCGCACCCTATAATCATAAAGCGAAGCTTAGTAAAGATATCATCTATATCATTTGTTCCAAAGTGTGAATGCACCCATACTCTATTACGATTATCTCCGTCATAAAGTATATCAAACATCTTATCAAGTTCTTCTTTAGAAAATCTATCTCTAATCTGGTCAACATATAACCTAGCGTTAGCTTCAATAGATAGGATACCATCAATGGTTCTTCTCCAATCTTCTTCTAATGCTATGATACCTACGTTGTCTTCAGTATTTTTAATAAGATGATGTTCAAGTTCTCTAGTTACACTAGACTTACCAAGACCTGTACCACCTGTAAGTGTTACAAGTTCTCCCTGTCTAAGTCCGTATAGCTTCTTGTTTAATCCTTCATAGGGATAGGGTACACTTTCTTTTCTTTCACGATTGTGAAACTTCTCTCGTTGTTCTGAAACATTTATAACACCAGAGGGTGTATAAACTTTAGAAGCCCACCAACATTCAACAAACTCTTTATGTCTGTTAGAACGAAGCATATCGTTAGGGTCTTTGAAGTTGTGGGGTAGTGTAAGTATCTTAGCTTTTCCGGGTTTGAAAAGTCTAGCAACTTTAATAGATGCTTCCTTTCCTGCCTTGTCATTATCAAAAGCTACGATAACATTTTCAAACTCATCAAAGAACTCTAAGCTTTCCTTAATATCTCTGACTGCACCTTGAGCCCCACGCTTGATAGATACTACTGCCCACTTAGAACCTAGCAGTTCAAAAGCTGACATAGCATCACACTCGCCTTCAGTTATAGTGACATACTTGCCACCTTTAAATAATTGTTGACCAAACAAACCTGTATCGTTATAGCTTCCAGAAACAAAGAAGTCTTTGGTTACTACGTTACGATACTTGGTAGCTGATAGCTCATGCCCATTGTAATATGGGTACATATGCTTGACTACATTTCCCTTTAGGTCATGTACGCATTTGACTCCATACTTAGTAGCAGTAGCTTGAGATATTTTCCTATCTGTAAGAGGTGAAAATTTTCCTTCGTCTACCATGTCTGGTTTTTTGGTC